CAAAGTCTTGGCAACATCATCTGGGTTATATCCAGCCTGAACAAGAATAGAAGCAATCTCAGCCTTCATCTTATCACCAACAAGTGGTGCTTGGGCTGCATCAATATTCTGTAGAGGAAGTCTGTATTGATCTCCTGGTTCTCCAAGTGGAGATAAATCTTCAAATGAACGAACATCATTTAGGCTTAGGAAGCCTTCTCTTAGACCCTTTGTGTAGGCATCAAATCTTTCAATTGTGGTACCACGAAGAAGGGCATCTAAATTAAATCTAATGAATCCATCTGCTTCAGGAAGCAATGGTGATAGTGCTTGTTCCAAACGCTCCAATAGTGGGCGTAGAGAATGCTGCACGAATGAAAGGTTCTGTGCTTCAACAGATGCATAAGACATAGCACCATTTACTGGATGACCCAAGAGACTTAGAGGGACTCTAAAAATTCTCGCAATGTCTTCCACATTGAATTTTCTGCTTTCAATTAATTGTGCGTCTGCAGCGTTTAGTGATAGAGGCTTAAATGCTGCTCCACCTGAAAGAACTGCTGTTGATCCAGACATATATGGACCACCATGATTTTGATTCCATTGACGCTTGATATCTGCAGCCTGCTCATCTGTCAATTCTCCTGCTACTTCAATAACACCTGCAGGATTTGCGGCATTACCAAAATATGAAGAAGCATATGTATCAGAAGCCATAGAAATACCAACTGACATACGGCAAGCACCAATTGGAGATAATCCATAATGGCTTCCAGGAACCTTCATCATTGGAATATGGACAATTTCTTTATTTGTCAAAACACGAGTAAAGTTATTTAATTCATCTCTTAGTTTATATACAAGAGGTTCTCCTGGAAATGGTCTTTCAATTTTAACATCATTAGGATTAAGGCAATATAGTTCTACTACCTCACCCATGTCATCTCTAACTGTTAGGACATATGCATTTCCATGTAGGTGTAGAGATGTGATTATTTGCTCAATAAACTCTAATCTTGTTGATTCTGGATTAGGCTTATTTATCCATTCAGGTTGACTTCCATATACCGCCGAATAAGAAATACGATTACGGCCTCTGCGTACATAAGCACCCATTGGTAGTGAAGAAACAGTATCTCCAAGTAATCTTACACAGGAATAAACAGTAGAAATGCGTAGAGCAGAATCTGCATCTACATAAACACCAGCATTGGCTACGCCATATAGTGGTCTTGGTGGAATCAGAGGTTCAATATATTGGTTATTGCCCTGTCTTTGTTCACCAGATGCCTTTAATCTTTTAGATAGACTCATATTAACCTATTCTCCTTATGGCCATGTTGATATTGCTACTCTCTTCCAGGTATTTGTCGCAATGCACACATAAATATAGTCATTGTCCCAAACAATGGTTCCTGCTGTTCCTGTAGAGGATGCTGTTGCTGGAACATTTGTTGATGGAATCTGGAAATTACCATTTATTTTAACTACACGATTATCAAATTCACCATAAATTAGTGGAGTTGATGTATTAGTATTATCAATATAAAGTCTATTGGAGTTAGTTTCATTAGATCCCGCTGCATTTCCAATAAACACATTGCCTGAATAAGTAGTTGCAGCACCAGTAGATCTTCCAGCAAAATATCCAATCAGTGTATTTGCTGTACCGCTTGTATTAAACTGACCTGCTCCTCTACCAATCATGGTATTAGCGCCATTAGTATTTGTTACAGCAGTAACTGCAACACTAAAACCTGATCCTGTTAATAGTCCTGCTGGAGCAAAAGGATTAACTATTCCTAAATTATCTCCAGCAATAACTCCAGATCCAGCAGAAGTTATTGTTACAGAAGTGACTGCTCCACCTGAGACTACTATTGTGAAAGTACCAGGAGTTCCTGCAGTTGCTCTAAGTGGAAATAGATTAACACCTGTATATGTTCCATCGGTATAACCAGAACCAGGAACAATTGCGCCAAGTACTGCTGTACCAGTACCAGTATTTTGCCCAGTACCTTGACCAATAAAGGTGTTGTTAAGTGAAGAGCCAAGACCTACACCTGCTCCTGCTCCGACAGCAATATTTGCAGTACCAGTTATATTTCCTTGCATAGCATTTGTACCAATAGCAACTCCACCTGCAGTTGTTGCATATTGTGCTGATGATGTACCAATAGCAAGAAGGCCTCCTCCTGTAGTAAGAGATTGACCAGCATTATTTCCAATAGCAACATTATTTGTGCCTGTTGTAAGTGCGTTAAGTGCATTAACTCCAATAGCAACATTAAGGCCTCCTGTTGTATTAGTAAACAATGCATTATTTCCAATAGCAATATT